TAACTTTATCAACCTACCCTACTTTAAATCAGAACAAACAATGCGATATGCCTTCGATGACAAAGGTAAAGCCATGAACCTTGAGCAGTTCTTGGATGTTGTCGAGAAGAAACGAACTCTTGTTGCTAACCTTGAAAACATAAACTATGGAGAAAGCCGTGAGGTATTTGCTGACGGGCCGCCATGTTTACAAAACTATGTATCGGTGGGCAAGGTAGATAATAACAGAAACATCTTTCTGTCTCAGTGTGCCCCGTACTGTAAGGCAAAGTATTCCGATAACTGGAAGAACTCTCTTGAAGAGATTAATCAAAGACACTGTGCCCCACCCCTTCCCGCAAGTGAGTTGGTAAGCTTACAGAACCAGTATCAAAAGAAAGATTACTTTTACCAGTGTAACATCGAGCCTAACTCGTCTTTCTGTAATAAAGAAGTATGTAAGTCTCGAAAGTTCGGAATCGGTAACAAATCAGACCACGCAGCAGAACTCAGTGGACTTACGATTATGCTATCTGACCCCAAGCTTGTCTTCCTCGACGTGAACGGGGGCAGACTAGAGATAACAATGGATCACTTGCAGAACCAACATCTGTTTCAGAAAGCGTGTATGGAGCAGTTGATGATGATGCCCTCAAAGATCAAAGAGACAGATTGGGTAACAAAGGTAAACGAGATGTTGAAACATGCAGTTCAACTAGAGGTTCCAAGGGAGCTAACAGTAGACGGGCAGTTCTATGATCTTCTTGAAATATTTTGCACAAGCCGTATTCGTGCTCAATCGTCTGAAGAACTGTTTATGGGTAAGCCGTGGACAGAGGACGGAAAGACAATGTTCATGATCAATGGACTTATGGAGTTTTTACGACAAAGAAACTTTGTCTCTTTCACACGGGCACAGATACAAGAACGACTAAAAAAACTAAACGACAACGAAGAATGCAATGGACATAAGAACCTTCGTAAACCCGATGGGGGTAGAACGACCTTACGGGTGTGGTGGGTTCCCGCGTTCGAGGGTGTCGAGGAACAAACAGAGGTGGCAGAGAATGATATCCCGTTCTGAATTAATATTAGGTCCTCCAGGTTGTGGCAAAACACATACTCTTATTGAGATCATTAGAGAAGCTCTCTCACGGGGTATTGACCTTGATAGGATTGGTTATGTATCTTTTACCAAGAAAGCCGTTAATGAAGCCGTAGAGAGGGCGGGGTCAGCGTTTAATCTTACACCCGACGACCTACCTTACTTTCGTACACTACATTCGCTTGGATACCACGGTCTTGGTATGACCCAAGCCGATATGATGTCTCGTGAGGATTGGAAGGAGTTCTCTCGCATGATGGGTATGAACTTTGATGGGATCGTGTCCTCTGATGCTGACGATGGATTGATACTGCCTCAAGGCAGAGATAACGATAGATACCTACGGATGATTGATCGAGCAGCACTACGTTGCGTCTCATTAAGGAAAGAGTTCAATGATCAAAGAAGTTATGATCTTCATTACTTCATGCTTGAGAAGATTGACAAGGCATTAAAGGTTTATAAGTCGGACACGGGCAAGCTATCGTTTACGGATATGATTTCTCACTATGTCGAGCAGTGCTCGGCTCCCAAACTAGAATTACTTATAGTAGATGAAGCACAAGACCTCGTGCCATTACAATGGAAGATGGTGCTTAAACTTGCGGGCAATGCTGAGAAGATATACTTTGCGGGAGATGATGACCAGGCGATTCACAGATGGGCGGGAGTAAATGTTGATTTGTTTATGCGGTGCTCTGAAAAAGTGCGTGTGCTCGATCAAAGCTATCGACTACCAAGGTCAGCTTATAACATGGCGATGAATGTTGTGCGTCGCATACGGCACAGAAAACAGAAACATTTTAAATCTATGGATAGGCAAGGCAGTGTATCGCATCATCTTGATACTTTTGATATAGACATGAGACAAGGTTCGTGGACATTGATGTCTCGCACTAATTCCTTTGCTCGTGATGTGGCGGCAGACCTACGGGATCAAGGCTTGTTTTACGAAATCAAAGGCTATCCAAGTGTGAAGTTAGAGATAGCAGAAGCCATAAAGATATGGGAAGGACTCCAAAAAGGACGTGAAATAGGACTCCATGAGGTCAAAAGATTATATGAGCTTGCACCAAAGACGGGTGATGGAGCCGTAGTCAAGCGAGGGATCATGCCGTTATTAGATGCAGAACCACTTGACGGAACATATACCTACGAATCTCTGGTGCAGAATCTAGGCTTATTAGCACAAAAAGAAACAGATGCACTAGACATGCTTCGGTTGGGTAAGGACGAGCGGTATTACATTCGTGCTTTGCTACGACGGAACGAAGTGCTGACCGAAAGACCGAGGTTGAAGGTTTCCACGTTTCATGCAATGAAAGGTGGTGAGGACGATAATGTAGTAGTTCATCTGGACTCGACAAAGTCGTGCGTAACAAATCCCGATCAAGACGACGAACATCGTGTGTTCTATGTTGGGTTAACAAGAGTGAAGAACAATCTTCATATAATAGAGTCGCAAAAAAAATATAGGTATGATATATAATGGTAAAAAGAAAAGAAGTATTAGAGCAGGCAGGCAACTTAATATCTAGTAAGAGAGCTAAGATATATGGGGATGCCAAATTAAATCACGAGCGGATCGCACAGTTTTGGTCGGTCATATTGGAGCAGAAGATTTCTGTTGAGCAAGTATATCAGTGCATGATTGCCGTAAAGATGTCGAGGTTGATTAACTCACCCAAACATTTAGATTCGTGGGTCGATATCGTTGGTTACGCAGCCCTTGCAGGCGAAGATGACGAATGGAATGAGGACGATGGCGAAGGATAGAAAAGACAACAGCACTATAAGTTTTGAGGAACGGATGGCGATGGACGTTCTTGACGTGGATTGGAACATCCCCCCAGAGTTCCCAGACCTCAGACACTGTAGTCAGATAGCTGTAGACTTAGAAACGAGAGATCCAGGTATACGGGATTTAGGACCGGGATGGGCGAGAAAAGAAGGTGAGATCATAGGAATCGCTGTTGCTACGGGCGATTATCAAGGCTATTTCCCCATAAGACATGCGAATGGTCACAACTTAGACGCTGATATGACGCTTAAATGGCTCAAGGATCAGATGAATACTCCTCACATTGACAAGATTATGCACAATGCAACGTATGATGCGGGATGGCTAAGAACTGAAGGCATTGAGGTTAAGGGCAAAATTATTGATACAATGGTTGCTGCCCCGTTGATTGACGAGAATAGATTTAGTTACAGCCTAAACAATCTTGGTCGAGACTATATAGATATGCGTAAAGACGAGAAGATGTTGAGAGCTGCGGCAAAAGATTTTGGAATAGACCCCAAGAGCGAGATGTGGCGACTACCTCCGAAGTTTGTAGGACCTTATGCTGAGCAAGATGCTCTCATGACCCTCAAGCTATGGGAGAGACTATCGATAGAGATTAGTCGAGAGGAACTAAAGGATGTCTTTGAGTTAGAGTCTAAACTCATACCGATTATGCTTGATATGAGAGAGCGTGGGGTGCGGGTAGACTTAGACAAGGCAGAACAAGCCAAGAAGACCCTCAAAGCTCGTGTTTCCGAGCTAAAGAAGTTCATTAAACAGAAAACATCAGTAGACATAGAGCCGTGGGCAAACGCCTCTGTAGAGAGCGTTTTTAAGGCACTGAACCTAACCTATCCGACCACAGAATTAGGGGCACCTTCGTTTACCAAACAATTTTTGCAGGCACATCCTCATGAAGTTGCCCAGGCTATTGTAAAACTACGCGAGGCTGACAAAGCCGACAGCACATTTATTGACAGTATCCTTAGACACGAACACAAAGGTCGCATACATTGTGAGTTTCACCAGTTGCGATCCGATGATGGGGGGACTGTCACGGGTAGGTTTTCGTCGTCGAATCCAAATCTACAGCAGATACCTGCCCGTGATCCCGAAATCAAAAAGCTAATCCGTGGTTTGTTCATACCCGAAGAGGGGCAGAAGTGGGGTAGCTTTGACTATTCTTCACAAGAGCCAAGGTTACTGGTGCATTATTGTTCGGTGCTACGTCGAGGAGATAGGCATCCTATGATTGATGAAGTGATTGACGAGTATCACAAAGGGGACGCTGACTTCCATCAAATGGTAGCAGACATGGCAGGCATCTCACGAAAAGAAGCAAAGACCGTGAACTTAGGAATTATGTACGGCATGGGCGTGGGTAAGTTGGCTGCTCAACTTGTACTATCCACAGAGGAGGCGAAAGCGTTGATGTCTAAATACCATCAGCGTGTACCGTTTGTGAAGACACTAGCCGAGCGTGTGATGCAGAGAGCTGCAAAGAACGGAAAGATTCGGACGATATTAGGACGTTTGTGCCGATTTGACATGTGGGAGCCTAAGACTTTTGGCTACAACAAGCCTATGAAACATGAGGATGCAGAACGAGAGTACGGGCCTTTGATCCGTAGAGCGTTTACCTACAAGGCATTAAACCGATTGATCCAAGGTTCGGCAGCCGATCAAACAAAGAAGGCGATGGTAGATTGCTATGAAGAGGGTCTTCTACCTTTGATTACCGTACATGACGAACTTTGCTTCTCTGTCGAGAGCGACGTGCAGGCACAGAAGATAAAGAAGATTATGGAGACGGGATTAGAGTTAGCCGTGCCTAGTAAAGTTGACCAGGATATCCAAGCTAACTGGGGGGACGTGGACTAATCGCTGACGTACCCGCTAGTCTTTGAGCCAAGGCTTGATCCATAGGGTTAGGAGTAATTATCGGATTAGTAGGATCTATGTTCCCTGCTGTTCCCGCAGTGGCAGGAGCTACATTAGGAATAGCAGTGTTAGTTTGCTCTTGCTCTTGTTGAGAAATAGCAGTGGGTATTGCAGCAGTGGCTTTTCGTGTTTCTTCTATAAAAGGTCTTGCAACTGTTTGTGTCCCTAGTTGAGCGGATATTGTATTCATTGTTTGTAATGCTTGACCTATTGCGTCTTCCCCTGGTCTACGACTTGCGAGCAATACATTCATTACAGCGGGAGTTCGTAAAGCCATTGACATCCCTTTGTAAAAAGCGATAGCACTGATAGTGGTTAAGGGAGCCGTCATCAACCCGAATATAGAAAGACCAAGAGCGATAGATGGAGCTGCGAGTCCTCCTTTACCTTTAAGGGGTTGATCGGAAGCTCTGATCATTATGTCAGAGAGTTTATACAACTCATCTGTTTTTTGCTTTCCAAACATAGCGTTTAGAGTGTCTCGACCATAATTATCTAAAGACCCTCTGAGTTTAGGACCTAGTGATCCAGATAAAAATCTATTTGCAAATTGATCGTCCTCTACGTCTCCGAGAGATCTGAGTATTCGACTCATGGCTGCATCTTGCACTCCATCAACTAACTCTTTATGTGTTGCATCATCAAAAGGTGTAACTTTTATTGTTCTGTTTTGACCAGGAACATCTACTTCTATATCGTTTTTCATAAAAGATCGCACCATAGATGCGTCTTGCTTATTAAAAATGGTATCAGCAATCTTACGAGCTTCTTTGTTTTGCAACGCAGATAAATATTCGCTATTGTTCACAGCGTCGATTCTCTCAGAGGCTTCTTTTACACCCCTAATTGCTTGAGATAAATTACTAAAAGGCATAGAGTCTATAACTTCTTCATCAATTTCTTTACCACTCGCTCTCAAGAGAGACGTTAACTCATCTAAAGACTTTGTATCTTTGCCAAAAAGAATAGCCTTTTTGTCCCCTAAATCATCTATAGCATTAGCAATTTTTATTCCGTCAAAGACCCTTTTTCCACCTACAGTGTTCGTAACTTTTCTTTTGTCTTTTAGTAAGCTAGATAAATAGGACGAGGCGAGTCTTTCCCTCAGAGCTTCTCCTTGAAGACCGGATGCTCTTGACATAGCATCTGCTCTTTCCGCTCTTAGGTTTTTAGCTTTATTAATTTGTTTAAATAAAACTTTGGTTAAATTAATTTCTTCTCTATTTGTTTTTGGTAGAGATGCGTAAAGAGATTCTGCCTCCTCTAGACTAAGATCTCTACCGCCATATCGAACTGTAATTGGCTTTTGATCTAACCCTAACTCTCTAATAAGATTTACAGGCACTCCTTTTCTGGCTAGGAAAAAACCTTTTAAATCTTCTGCGTCTGCTTTATTTATTACATGAGCTAATAACTGATCGTCTTTTTTTATTTTACCTTTCTTTGTAGCATTCATTAACAACTTAACAACAGGTTGATTAAGTCTATTAAATCCTTGAGCATATATTGTTTGTGTATCTCTTAAAATGGTTAGACCTTTTAATAAGTCCTCTACATTTGCTACACCACCACCAAAATTTGCTGTAATTTCATCAACTCCGAGTTGACCTAACATGTTTGGAGAAAGAGGTTTTTGTCGTTGACCTTTCATGACGTTAATCACTTGTTCTAAAATGCCGGCACCATCAGTGAAGCCTTCGTCAATAGCCTCTCGTAATTTAGAAAAATTAACACCAGGTACACCCGTATACTCCATGTCGGCTAACATGCTTCTAATTCTATTACCTTCTGAGGGGCTTATAAATAGTTCTCGATTTATATCATTTTTCCCAAGATCTCCCAAAGAGCCTCCTCTTGATTTTATTAATCTTTCTTTGGCTCTCTCCTCTGCCTTTCTCAGTATATCCATAGCCTTACTGTTTCGTATTTCTCTTTCAACCTTTGGATTAGCGTCTATCAAAGCGTCATCTATAGCCTTTCTAAGATTAGCTACTGGAATTATATCTTGTCCTTTTGGACCTAGTAGAGAATCGGCTCGTGTGTATAAATCGTCTATTGCTTCTGAAAAAAGAGCCTTAGAG